CCCCATTTTATATTTTAGTATAAAATTATGAAATTCCCGGTATATGATAGATTCATATAAGATCTATTGACACGTTTCAATTAATAAATTATTTTAGTAATTTAGAAACTAAGCAATATTTCATATTTCCTGACTATCTAGGCTCGGGGAGTAGTCTAAATTGCTCCACAGAGGTTTTACTCAAATTGGTAAAACATGCTTGGAGGTCTTTAGCTAACTCACGCGCATTCTTAGCTTCGTCTGGTTTATTTCAATCTATTGAAGGACTACTAGATCCCCCAGCCATCTTCATCAATTCGTGAGAAAGTAATTCTCAACGCATTGAATAAGAATAAGTTAATCATCACTCTAAATCTTGTTGTGAAACAAGGTATAGATTGGTTTCGGATTCTACTATAGTCTTATTAAGACTAAGTAAATAATTCCAGAAACCTGGTGATAATAGAATAAAGATAGTATCAAATATTTGAAACTCTTTATTTCTAACTTGGCTAGAAGTTAAGCAATGCCTTAATAGGAATGATATTTTATCATTTCCTACAGAAATGTTGGTTTTTAATGATTTGATAGTTCTATATCTAAAGAACTCTCGAATCATGTACGAACCATCCATTTCAGGATTATTACACACTCCAGTTAATCAATTTCTCGCTTTATCTTTCGATAAATCGTTCAATTGTTCAGGTGTGTAACATCTTAAACAAGATGCAAACAATCCACCCATGATCTCTTTCATGTTAACCTTAATAAACTTAGGGCTAGCACGAATGATATCAAACATACTACTATATGAATGAACATTTCTTCTCAGAAGTTCAAATATAGCATTAGAAATGAAAGTTTTATCACGTATAGATTGCAGGATTAGACCTGGACCTAACGGTGAAATATCACAATCATGACCGACTCATTTCTTAGCAAATTCTGCAAAATCATAAGATTGAACAGATTTGTTTAAATTAATTTCAACTCCAAGGAGTTTCATATTAATAAGATATTGATCGGCGACTTTGTCATTATAAATAACGACATCGTCTCCTAATACACCATAATCTCTAAAGTCACTTATACCTACTTGTAAAGCAGATATTTTAACGATAGTATGATGAGTAATGGCGAGCATAGCTCACGATGAATAGGCACCCATTGGTTGTCCAACACTATATCTAAAAGATTTAGT